CCTTTCATGCACTGAAAACTTATAGATTCCCAGAATCTGAACCAAACAAAGTACTAGAGTCTGCTAAAGAACTAGTTACATTGGGTTTATGTGAACAAACCAACGAAGAGCCCGGTAAAGAGGCCTTTAAAATAATAACAAACCCATTTAAATGATAGCAGTATTTGACAATTTTATACAAGACGAAAAATTATTAGCAGAAATAGAGCAAAATAAAGAATTAATATTTAAAGACCCTGGTGTCTATAAGTATTACGATGGCTGGTGGAAATCACCTGAGAATAACACTACTAAAAAAATAATAGAATATTGTTGGGGAGATGCATGTCCAATTAATAAATTATTTGAAATTAATGGATTTGAATACTGGACAGGTATTCAAAGTGCTAAAACACAAGATGAAGATTGGGCAGATAATCTACCTTTACATTTTGATAAAGATGAAGCATGGTGGGAAGAAACTGGAGAGGTAATTACTCCGGTGATGGGAAGTATTTATTATCCACCAGGACAAGATTTTAAAGGAGGAGATCTTGTAATATACACAGATGGCGAAGAGTCAACGCCAGAGGTAGTCAAAGCAAAACCTAATAGATTTATTATATTCGGAGCTGGACAATACTCACATGGTGTTACAACCGTCACAGAGGGTACTAGACATGCAATAGCAATCAACCTATGGGAAAATGAGCCTTATTCTAAACAAAAGGGTATCTTAACCATAGAATAACTAAACATACAATATGCAATTCGGACAAGATTTTGAAAAGATATTCTTTAGGCTCTCATTAGAGAAGGTAAAATATTTACAGGCAATTAAATCAGGCTTTTATACATCAGAAGAAATTGATGCTCTAAGTTTTTTAGCTAATAAGTTTTACAGTAAATTTAATGAGACTCCATCTAAAGAGCAATTAGAACTTCTTGTAAAAAACCATCCTAAATCTAAAGAGCGAGTTAGTGAAAATATTCTTAATATTATATTTGAGGTAGACTTAAATAAGTATGATGAAGAATGGATAACCTCAACTGCAGAATCATGGATTAAGTGGAGAACTTTCAATACGTCTTTTACAGATACTATTGAATTTATTAAAACTACACAAGTAACTCCAGAAAACGTAGAAGCAATTGTTGCTAAAGTTAAAGGTATTATTAATGATAGAAATAATCTAACATTTAATTCAGATCTAGGTCTAGACTTCTTTGATTGGGAAGCACATGACCAGAAAGAAACTGAAAAGGTAAGTACAGGTTACAATTTCTTAGATGATATGTTAAGCGGTGGTTATGACAAAGGTGGTAACTTAATCGTTTATGCAGGTGAACAAAATATTGGTAAGTCTATTTACTTAGCGAATGATGCAGCCAATTTTGTAAAGATGGGAACTAATACAGTAGTCGTTACTGCAGAGATGGCAGCACATAAATTCGTAAAGAGAATTGGTGCTAATCTACTTTCTGTTAATATTAACGAGTATGCTGAAAAGGCTAAGAATAAAGAACATATTAAGCGTAGACTAGAAACTGTCGGTGATGGTTTTTCCCCTCCCGGAAGTCTATTTGTAAAACAGTTTCCTACATCACAGGCTACAGTACTAGATATTGAAGCCTATGTAAATCAAATTGAAGAGGAAAGACAAATTAAAGTGGGAGCAGTTGTAATTGACTATATTAATATCTTAGCCAATTATCGTAACCAAAATACGGAGAATACATATATGAAGATCAAGCAAATTGCAGAGGACCTTCGTGCTATGGGAATTCGTAATGACTGGTTGATCGTAACCGCAACCCAAATAACAAGATCAGGCTACAATGCATCGGACATAACTATGACTGACATCGCAGAATCTGCAGGACTTTCCCATACAGCAGATGTAATGCTTGGTATTATTCAAGACGATTTAATGAGAGCTAATCAAGAATACTGGTTAAAAGTATTAAAGATTAGAGATGGTGAGGGTAAGGGAACAAAATGTAAACTAAATATTGATTGGAATTATATGAGGTTACAGGAAACACATGAGATGTCCAACTCAAATATTCATTCAATATAAAAATAACACCATAATATGTATAAAAAGAAGAAAAATGATAAAATTTTTAATAATAATTTCGATACTCCAGAATTTGAGTTAGGAAATATTAGTTTTGATCTAGATCCTTCAGTTAAGAATGACCAAGACGAAGAGGATAGAATACATTTTGATATGATAGCCAGAAAGATCCATGAACTTATTGGACTTTCTAGATTTAAAGTATTTAACGAAGTAGATGAACTAGGTAAATGTAATAAGCTTAGAAAAAATGACATTAATGAAGTTTACGGTTATATTGTAGACGAGATGGCAACTAAAAATAGTCGCATTGATATATTTAGCGAAATGTGCGTTTATTTTGATATTAAACCAGTGAAATTCTATAGTTCACTATCAAATGTATATAAAGAAGATCTAATTCAAGAGCTAGATAAAAAAACAGGTATTCTAGAAAAGAAGAACATTAAAAAGTTATTTTAAATGATTGAACCCAAAGTAATTAAACAAGGAGCTAAGAGAGTATGGGTCCTTGGAGACTTACACTTTGGTGTAAGAGCAAATTCAGTCGAGTGGCTGAATATCCAAAAAGACTTTTTTGAAAACACATTTATCCCTATCTTAAAAGCACAGGTACAGCCTGGTGATGTCTTGGTACAAGTAGGAGATACTTTTGATAATAGACAATCTATCAATATTAAAGTCTTAAGCTACGCAGTAGATCTATTTGAAAGATTAGGACAGATTCTACCATGTTATGTAATATGTGGTAACCATGATATTTGGGCTAAGAAATCAAATGACATATCTTCAATTGATAGTTTAAAATGGATTCCTAATGTACAGGTTTACAAAGAGCCTGAGTTATTAAATTGGTCTGGTAAAAACATTTTACTAATGCCATGGAGAAGAGATGCAGAACATGAAGCAGAAACTCTAGCAGATTATCCACAAGCAGATATAGTATATTGCCACTCAGAAGTTAGAGGTATTTACCTTAATGCTAAAGTTAAGAATGAACATGGTACTGATTCTAATATTTATGATAAGTACACGAGAGTTTATAGTGGACATATTCACTTTAGACAAGAACGTGGTAAATTATTAATGGTCGGAGTACCATACCAGTTAACTAGATCAGATCGAGATAATCCAAAAGGATTTGACCTGGTTAATTTAGAAACAATGGAAGAGACGTTCTTTGAGAACGATGACTCTCCTAAATTCTTAAGGTATAACATCAAAGCGCTGTATGACATGCCTCTCGGCAAGTTTAAGGAACAAATAAGAAATAACTTTGTAGATCTATTCGTTCCATCGCAAATCGCCACAACTAATGCATTGAGCCAGCTGGTTAATGAAATTCAACATATATCTAGAAAACTAGAACCAAATATTTACGAAGAAGATTCATATATTGATAAAGACTTTTATGATATAGATGAAATTGAAGAGATGTATAAGAATTACAATATTCTTAATCTTTGTAATATGTATATTGATAGTATGAAACAAGATGATGATTTAACGATAAGACTAAAGAGCAAGTTAAAACAATTGTATACGCAATGTGCATACAATTATGACACAGACAAATAATGAGAATAGACTATATTGAATTTAAGAACTTTGCTTCCTATGGAAATCAAGTACAGAGGATAGAATTTAAGCAAGATACTTCAGAGTTATTTTTGACTCTAGGTAAAAATGGTCACGGTAAGACCACTATTGCTAATGCTATTATCTATGGTTTATATGGAAAAGTAGAGGGTGTTAAATTAGCAGATCTACCTAATCGTATTAATAAAGAACTTCATGTAAAAATAGGACTACAATGTGGTACTATGAAGATTGAAATAGAAAGAGGTATTGCTCCAAGTAGATTTAGCGTCTTAATTAATGGGGTTGAATTTGATAAAGCTGGTAAAAAATCTGTACAAGAATATTTAGAAGATGAAGTATTCGGTATTCCATATCACGTATTTAAAAATATAATTATTCTATCGGTAAATGACTTTAAGTCTTTTTTAACCATGAATAATTCAGATAAGAAACAAATTATTGATAGAATGTTTGGCTTCTCTATTCTTAATGATATGCAAAGGCAAATCAAAGACGAACGTAGAGATATTAAATTTGATATTGATGCTTTTGATGCTGAGTTAAATGAGATAATGAATTCAATTGGATCTGTTAGGGGTAAACTAAATACACTATTAGAAGAATCTAAGACTGTAAATAAATCTAAGATTCAAGAATTAAAAGATGAATTAGTAGCTTTACATGAAGTAGTATTAGATATTGAATCTAATCGTAAGAAAGAAGAGGGTGCAATGAATACCTTTAATACTCAATATAACGAGAAGCGTACAGAAGCTGGAGATATTAAAAGAGAGATTGATTATCTAAATAAGAAGTTAAAGTTATATGAGAGTGGACATTGCCCAACATGTGAAACTAAGTTAACTTCGGATTGGCATAAAACACAAAAGGTAGAATTTGCAGATAAGATACAGACTAGTACGGATCAGATTAAATCAATTAAGGCTGAGATGGATCTATTACAAAATAAAGTCGTAGAAGCTAGAACTGCTAAACTAGATTTAGAAGATCAAATCTCAGATAATAAAGTAACGATGCGAGGACTTAAAGGAGAACTCTTAAAATTAAAAGATACGCCGGAAGGATCAGACTTCGATCATTTAAGAAATCTTATCACAGAGTTTGAAGAGAAAGAGGCTGCTAAATCTACAAGTAAAGATACCTTAAATGCAGACTATAACTTTATGGAAGTTGTAGAAAATATCTTAGGTGAAGATGGAGTAAAGAATTTAGCAGTTAAAACTATTCTACCAGGACTTAATACTAATATAGCTGCAATGGCACAAACGATGCACTTGCAATTCCATATTAGATTTGATGAGAAGTTTAATTGTATTATTAATCACCTAGGTGAAGATATTAATCCAATGACACTTTCAACAGGTGAGCGTAAGAAAGCAGACTTTATTGTTATTATCGCAATCATTAAGATCTTAAAGTTAAGATTCCCACAACTAAACCTTCTTTTCTTAGATGAGTTATTATCTTCAGTAGACCATGATGGTGTTTACAATATATTGAAGATCTTAAATCAAGTAATTAAAGAACATGAAATAAATACATTCGTAATTAATCACTCGGTATTACCACATGAGATTTTCGATAAGAAGATTGAAATCTACCGAGAAAATGGATTCTCTAAATTCACGATAGAGAACATAGATTAATAGAGTGATATATACTCTATGGCAACATATAATTTAAAATATAATAAGGACGATTCAGTTATTAGACACGTTGTTGTTGGACTCTTAGCAGACCTTAATAGTAAACTGAGTTTTTGGAGACAAATTAGCAATGACGAGAGAGTGGTTGTTGATGTTCCTTTCTTTTATGCAGTATCAGGAGATGAGAACTTTTTAAAAGATGCATTCCTATTTTCAAATGTAAATGGACCTGGATGTGATCCTGATGGTCAGTTCGCAGACGGTAATTATGATAAAGTACCAAGAGGTATTGTAAACCTAACGTCGTTTGCTGTAGATCCCGCTAAGCTAGTTAATAAAAGAAATATGGGTCAATACTCTATGATGAATGAGGGTGGACTAATGGAAGGCTATGTTGCTGAATTCGAAATGATTCCATGTGTTATTGGAGTAGATGTAGAAATTTTAGTATCAAGTCAACTAGACTTATTTAAAGTTACAGAAGCTATTGTTAAGAAAATGTACAAGGCTAATTTCTATAACGTTGACGCAGGACATTTAGAAGAGGGAACATATAGAATTTCATCTGAGTATATGATGCCAGATGATTATACACAGGAAAGACCTGTAGAATATAGCTTTGATGATAAAGCAAATCATAAAATTACATTTAGTCTAGATATTAACTCATTTATACCTTCTTTTGATTTTGAAGAAGATAGTTATAGAAAATTCACTAGGACTATGTATGCTAATGCAATAACAGGGGATTATGATAATCCAAATGGATTTTTAGACCCTGCTATGACACCTAATGTTTATTACGATTGCAATCAAGGTACTAAATGGGAATCTAATGGAACACAATGGATCAAGACAGGAGAAGGATTCTCTTGTACAGATCTTGCATTAATAGCTACGTTCGGTATAGAACAAAATAAAGAAAGTCAAATTAAGAGAGTTTCTAGAAGAAGAAAACAGGCTAATAGAATGTTTACAATTAAGAACGGTGAAGGCGTTGATGTTAATACTACAGAAGATGCAAAACCAATCCTTGGGGACAATTATTCAGTTACTGGTAGAGACTATCCATTCGGAGGTAAAATAGACGAATAATTTAACTGATATATACTTAATAGAAAATAAAATACGAAAAATGGCAAATTTAAAAAACAATAAAGTTATTTCACCAATTATTGAAAGTGGCCAAGGTCACATTTTTCATGTTAATGGTGCAAACTTTAAAGTAACTGGTTCTCACATAGAATTAGTAAAAGAAACTAATGATGTATTTAATACACTAGTTACTGCTAATAACTTATTTACAATCAACGAGAATGGTATTTCATTCTACTACGATTACAACAACAAAAAGGCTATCTCTAAAATAGAAGAGGGTGCAATAGAAAACTTTAATAAAATGAATGACTTAAACGAGAAAGTTGCTTTCTTAAATGAGTCAATTAAAACTCTTAAATTATCAAATAAAAAAGGAGAAGCTTTAGAGATTGCAACTAAAGAATTAGATGCTACTCAAAAAGAATTAAATGAAACCAAGAAGTCTGCAATGGCAGTACAATTTACGTATGTAAAAGAATCAAATACATTCTTTGCAGGTAAAATGGAAATCACTTTAGGTTCTGAAGAAAAACTTTCTGAAAGATTTTTTAATATAGGTTATATTAAGTATCAGGATAAAGCTATTATGGAAGCATTCCAAACAGCTGCTAAAAACTTTGATACTTACAAGGTTTTAGATTTTGTTGAAGAGTCTACTAAAGACCAAGTTACAGTAATTTCTATGAAAGCTGAAAGCAATGCTTTTGTTTATAGAAGAAACGAAGATACTAAAATTACACAATTCAAAAAATTATTAGCCGATGCTGCTGTAGAATATGTAGCAGAACAAACTGGAGCTGATGTAACAGAATTATATTCAGAGTTATTAGAATCTTTAGTTGAAAGAAGAGCTGTTAAAAATGAAAAGATTAATCTTTACAACGAGATGTTATCATTTTTACATGACCAGGTTGGTAGATTAGCAGAAGCTGATAGAAACTTAGCAGATATTAAAGCTGCAGATAATTTATTAAAAACTGAAATCAAAAGAATTTCAGAAGAATTATCTGGTGTACAAAATGAAGATCTTTTAAATATTGAAGATGGTTATGTATCAGCTAAATTAAAAGTAGAATCAGACGGTATGGCTGCTGATACTGCTATGAAAGTTGATGCATTAGAATATACAAACGCAGGTAAGAATGATATACTTACAGTGTTCATTAAAGATGAACCTGCTAGAATTGAGAAATTCAAAATCGCTTTAGATTCTACCGACGCGGTTTAATCATATAACTCCACAAATCTCAATAAAAGCCCGTTTCGAAACAAATGGGCTTTTTTACATATAAAGGTAAATTAAACGAAACAAACGTGCCGAGAAAAAAGAATTATCTAAACAACAAAGATCTTTACAATACAATTGTACAGTCTTTAGAGGATGATAAATTAACAAAGGATGCTGAGAAGATGTTAATCTTATTAGCAGAGAGGGCAATAAGAAAACTAGTTTACGTAAATAGTGATGATAGAAACGATTGTCTACAGTTTGCAATACTAGACCTCTTAAAATACTGGCGTAATTTTAATCCTAAGTATACCAATGCTTTTGCCTATTTCACAGAGATAGCAAAGAGAGGGTATGCGAAGGGGTGGAATAAAATTCACCCACAGAAATATAAGAATACAATGTCGATGGATAAGATCAATACTAATAATGGTAGTTCAGAAGGCGGAATGTTTAATATATAAATGTCAATAAAAAACTTAAAACCTAGGGGTAATTCCGGTTTTGTACAAGGCTATTACGAGCCGCAAAATCCAGAAAAGTATATTGGTCCAACACCGATCATTTACCGTTCCTCATGGGAAAGAAAGTTTTGCATTATGTGTGATACTAAAGATAAAGTATTAAAATGGTCAAGTGAACCAGTAGAAATTAAATATATTTCTAGACAGGATAATAGACAACATAAGTATTATCCTGATTTTTATATGAAGACTAAGAATGAAGAAGGTATTGAAGAAGAGTTTCTAGTTGAAATTAAACCAGAAGCTCAAATTAAAAAACCTAGGCCACCTCTTAAGAAATCAAAAAAGGCCTTAGCATCATATAAATTCTTAGCAGAACAATACGTTAAGAATACTGACAAATATAAATATGCACAAGCATGGTGTGAAAGTCGTAACATGCGATTTATTGTGTTGACAGAAAAGACACTTAAATAATGGGAGAAGTTAAAAAAGGCATAAGAGAATTAGCAAAAGAGTCTGGCGGAATGGGCAAGGCTGCATCTGATTCTCAGAGTTGGTTTGAAGATTCTAAAAAATCTATTAGAGAAAATGCAGTACAAAAAACTGCTAGAAGATTTAGACCAGGCCAAGTTTATGTATTTAGATATGACGATCCTAAATATGCTGTAGCATGGGATAGAAATCCATGCGTATTAGCATTAGACCCATCAGGAGGTAATGATTGTGGTATTAACCTAAACCTATTACCCCCTAATATAAAACAAGAACTACTAGATGTAGTTTACGAAAGATTCAAAGGTTACTTAAAAGGACAAGAAGGAAAGCCTGCTAAAAACCAGGCCCCACTATCATTAACTTATGATGGTGCAAAGGGATTTTTAGGTCAATTTGGATTTGATTTTGCGATTAGACAATATATCCCTAGTCGTAAATCACAACAAGCAGTAGTTGGATATGAACATTGGCCAAGAGTAGCATTATGCGATTTCCTACAGCTAGAAGGCGTAGGAGTTGGAGCTATTAGAGCGATGTTCAAAAACCACTTAAATAAATGAGATATATAAAACAGAAATAATACTATATTATGGCAGGATTTACCGAAAAAAGAAACGGACCGTTTAGTTCTAACACAAGACCATTTAGCCTTTCAAATGCTTTGAAAACGCTAAGTTCTTTTGGTATGCGTTATGACGACATGGTACTTAGACAATCTCAAGCAATTGGTCCAATGGAAGACCAGTTTGGCTATAGAGAGATGAACCCGTTTGGCCTTGACAACGACGATATTTATGGTGCATTTGCTGCACTATCAATGGCAGATATTAATATGAAGAAGAACGTACCGTTCTTTGATATTGATTATCCTGGTAAGAGAGATGAATTGAGAAGATTCTCAATGAATGATGAAGTTGAAGATATTCTAGATATACTTTGTGATGAAGCAATTGTATATGATGAGAAGAATTTCTTTGCTCAACCTTCTATTTTAGGTCTTGATGTTTCTGATGAAGTTAACAAAGACCTTAACAAATACTTTAGACAAATCTATCACTACTTTGGATTTAATGGTGAACAATCAGCTTGGTACTTTTTTAGAAAGTTCTTAGTAGATGGT